ACTGGATGTTAGGCTCTCTATGCATCCTGGTCAGTTTACTGTACTTGCGTCAGATAATCCTGATATTGTAAATAGAAGTATAGAGGAGTTTGAGTATCATGTGGATGTCATACGCTGGATGGGATACGGACAGACATTTCAAGACTTTAAATGCAATGTACACATATCGGGTCGAAAAGGTCCACAAGGCATCATCGACGTCTTACCAAGACTATCGCCCGAAGCAAGGAACACAATCACAATCGAAAATGACGAAATGTCGTGGGGCATCGACGCAAGCCTCGAACTTGCAAACCATGTCGCACTCGTTCTTGACATACACCATCACTGGGTCAATAGTGGAGAATACATTCAACCCACCGACCGTAGATTTGATCGCATAATTGATTCGTGGCGTGGTGTGCGTCCTACAATACATTATTCAGTTAGCAAAGAAGATTTACTTACAGAATGGCCTAGCAATGAACGTCCTGATATGGAGTATTTGCTAATGAACGGCTACAAGAAACAAAAACTTCGTGCTCATAGCGATTTTATGTGGAACAATGCAGTAAACGATTGGGCATTGAGTTTCTGGGATCGTGCAGATATTATGGTCGAAAGTAAAGCAAAAAATTTGGCCAGTCATGCACTTTATAAATATTACAACACAAACATAGGAGAAAACAATGTTAAAGTGGCTTAAAAGTATTTTCATGCCAGCAGATTTAGAGAAAGAAGAATCATTAGTACTCGACAAACCTGTTGTAATGAAAAAAGCAGAACTAACGAAGATGAAAAAAGCAGAACTAGAACAACTAGGTCGTGCCCACGGCATCGAGTTAGACAAAAGATTAACCAAAGCAAAATTGGTTGATCAATTATGGAAAGAAGTAAAACCTAAAAAATAAGGAGATTACTATGTTAGATAAATTTAAATCTTGGGTATCAGACAGATTTACAGAGCGTACATCTTGGGATGGTGCAATGTTAATCTTGTTAGGTGTACTTGTTTTAATCGCTAAACCTTTAGCAGGTTTACTAGCCTATGCGGCTATCGCATACGGTGCTTGGACAATTTACAAGTCCGAATAATTACATCTTACCAATGGGTTTGTCTGTGCTTACAGGCATATTCCATACTAAACGTTTCTCAACACCACGCTTTTGAGCAAAACGTTTAGGATCACATTCAGGGCAAACGTGGAAATAGTTGTTGTTTAAACGTCTAGGATCCACCTTGCCCTTTTCTCTTACAAACTCTTCCTCACACTGATCACACTTAAACACTATAACTTGTGATTTACGTGTATAAGGGTGGTATTTGCCTGTTTTAGACTTACGCATATAGGATTTTGTTATTGTATCAGTTCTTATATACATAAACGTATTTACATTCGGTTTACAAAAAAAGAACATAAATATTATCATGAGCATAGTCAGTCTAACAGAAAATGCAAAAGAACGCATGAATACAATGCTTAAAGAGCATAATAAATCTGTTGTTAGATTGAGTATGAAAGGTGGCGGATGTGCTGGTTTTCAATATGATTGGTCATTGGATGACGATGTTAAATCTGATGATGAAGCGATAGATCTTGAAACAGGCAAGTTTGCTATAGATGCAACGAGTATAATGTATTTGTTAGGAAGTACAATTGATTACAAAAAAGAAGTATTTGGATCATATTTTGCAATTAACAACCCTAAATCAACTGCAAGTTGTGGTTGCGGAGAATCAGTAGGATTTTAAGACATGGCACGTAAAATAATTAACATTGGTACAACAGGTAATGACGCAACTGGTGATAGTATCAGAGAAGGTTTTAATAAAGTTAACCAAAACTTTACTGAAATTTATGCATCATTAGGACTTGGCGGAGGCCTACAATTTACAGCATTAGACGACACTCCTGCTACCCTTACACCTAATAAAATATTAGCAACAAATACTGCTGGTGATGCTGTTAATGAAAGAACAGTCGAAGGCGAAGGTATTGCTATTGACTTTACATCTGATCCTACTAAATTAATTTTAAGAACTACTGGTACTGAAATTAGACTTGATACTACTCCAGAACTTGGTGGTGACTTAAATGCACAAACATTCTTAATTGAAAACTTAGGCACTCCACAAAAAGATCAAGACGCTGTCACTAAAAAATATGCAGATGACAAGTTCTTAGATGTTGCTGGTGACACTGCAACTGGTGTAATTAGATTACAAAATTCAGGTGTTCCAAGAGTTCCTAATGATCCTGACGAAGCAGTTAACAAAAAGTATGCTGACACTAAAGTAAGAATTGCAGGTGAAACAATGACAGGACCATTGATTCTGTCTGAAACACCTTCTTCTACTTCAAATGATTTACAAGCGGCTACAAAAGAGTACGTAGACAATAACAGTTTTACAAGTAAAAAGAACTTGTTTGTAAGTACTGAAGGTCGTACAGAACAGCAAATGATTGCTGATGGTGTTGATAGAGAGCAAATTGGTCGCTCACTTGCATATGCTTTTGACAATGTACGTGAAGCGGCATTTTATGCAGAAAGAATTATTAAAGGTGATATAGAACTTAAGAAACAGGGACTATATGACGGTGATGTTGTTTTCCCTGTACCGGGTCAAAAGCCAGGACCATATACAGTTAATATGGCGGCTGATGGTACAGAAGATACAACTTATGTATTAGCAAACAGATTACTTGTAAACAATAGAAGTTTTATTCAAGAAGAAACTCTAGCATTTATTGAAGCAGAAATTAATGACGGTGATAACACAGATGACTTTGCTACTAACTTTACATTTGATAGAGAATACTGCTACAGAGATATTGGTTTAATTATTGATGCTGTAAGTTTTGATTTAACTTATGTTGGTAATAGTAAAACTGTAGATGCGGCGGCTTCATATTGGGACGGAGCAACTTCAAGAGTTGCTGGACAACAAACTGAAACTGTTGCGGCAATTAACTTTGCAAAAGATTTAATTCAAAATTATGTTTTAACTAATACACAATACGTAGCACCTTCTAATACACAAAATCCATATGCATACGACCTTATTACTAAAAATAGAAACTATGTAGCAGACGAAGTTATTGCATATATTGATCAACAAATTGCGGCAGGCACAGGTATTTGGTCAGGCTTTACATACGACAGTGCAAAATGTGAACGTGATGTTAAAATTATTTTAGATGGTATTGCATTTGATATTAAATTTGGTGGTAATAGTCAATCTAGAGAAAACGCATCTCGTTATTGGGACGGTGCAACAAGTTATGTTGCAGGTCAACAATCACAAACAGTTGCGGCATTAGATTATGCTAAAGATCTTGTAAGAAATTATATTTTAAACAACACAGCGTTTACATCATTACAAAGCACAACTGAACAAGTTATAACTTCTAATAACGGTGAAAGTGCGGCAAGCACAACTGTTGAAGAACATATGGATATGATTGCTGACGTTATTAATAACGGCTTAGGCAACTTACCAGCATACGAAGGTCCATACAGCAACCAAAGCGGCGAAACACAATTTATTGATAGTTCTGTTGTTGCTGAGTCTGGTGCAAGTAGTGAAGTTGGTAGTCTAATGACTATCATTACTAACGTTATCACAACAGGTCTTGGCGCTTTACCTGCTAAGATTGGTGGACAAGGTAGAGAACAAAATGTTCCATTACCTGAAGTGACTATCCATGTTGAATCAGGTTTCTATGAAGAACTTACTCCTATTGTTGTTCCAGAGAACTGCTCTATCAAAGGTGACGAATTTAGACGAGTAATTATTCAATCTAAAGTAGGTGTTCGACCTCCACAAAGATCGTTGGATATGAAATTTGAAAGAGGTGATCAAAAACGTTATGACGGTTCTGGTACTCCTAAGATTGCAAGATTTAGAAATCACTATGACTCACAATATTCAAGAGCAGATACTACTAGTGGTGTTAACGCAACAGGTGCATCACAGATTAGACTTAAAGATCTAGTTTACTATCCACGTTGGGGTCAATATTTTGAATATAGTGGCACACGATATTATGTAAAAGAAATTAGTTTTGATCCAGATGGTGTTGAAGATTTTACAAGAGCAGATTTATCTCTTTACAGCGATATTAACTTAACAACTACAACACAATTACAAGACGATATACCAAATAACACAGTTATTGAACTTAAAATGCTTAACCAACACAGTGACGTGTTCTTAGTTAACAATGCTTGTATTTTAAGAAACATTACTGTTAGAAGGCATCAAGGTGCATTAATGGTGCTTGACCCTGAAGGTCAAATTTTAACTAAATCACCATATGTACAAACTGCTTCTTCATTCTCATCACAAGGTGGTGCAGGACAGTTGGTTGATGGTAATGCTGGTGTACAATATGGTACTGTTGTAGATGATCCTGCAAGTGGTTTTGAAATTACACTTAAAGGTCTTACAAGAAAAATTCAACTACCAACAACATTCTTATATCAAGGGTTAGGCGGTGCTGAAAAAGGAACATATAGAGTAATTGGAGCAACTGCTCCTGTTGACGACGGTGATGGTAATACACCAACAACATACAAACAAAAACTAACACTTGCTAGTGATACAGAAATTACTACATCCAGTAAGACACTACCGGCTGGTGTTATTCCTCAAGGCGAGGAAATTAGAATTGAAACTGCTGGTAATAAGTCCATGACATCAAACGACTTTACACAAGTTAACAACGATGGTTATGGTCTAGTTGCTACAAACAACGGATTAATTGAAACAGTTTCTGTGTTTACATACTATTGTGATACAGCATACTGGGCAAGAAACGGTGGACAGATTAGATCACTTAACGGATCTAATGCTTATGGTAGACTTGCTCTTAAAGCAGAAGGTTCAGATCCAAACGAAAATATTCAATCAGGATCAATCTTCTTTAGAGAATTAAATGCAACAGTAGAAGCAGACTCAACAAGACGTGATTATTCACAACCATTTAAGGTACACGATCCTGCGGCGACAGGTGATATTAACACAGGTGCTACTGACTTACCTATTAGAGATTTTGAATACTTTCCAATGCCAGGAAGTAAGTTCACACTTACAAAGTATGCAACTAATGATGACAAAACAACATATACAATTGACGAAGTTGAAGAAGTAAGTGTTTCAGTCACAGGAATTAGTATTGCGGCAGAGGCAGTGTTTACAACAAGTGAAACACACTTCTTTAGAGAAGGTTCAGTAGTCACAATTTCAGGTGCTGATGCAAATGGAATGACAGGAACTGATGGTGTTTACTATTGTAAACCTACAGGTGCTACTACATTTAAATTGTGTACAGACCTTGCACTAACGACATTTTTAGATACAACCGCAAAAGGTAATCCAAATTATGATGGTACAGGTTGTACGGCCAAAGGTGGTGGTAGAGCGTTATTAAAATTAGGACAACAACTAGCAATTGGTACAGGAACATCACTTGCAGATGGTGCAGAAGTAATTCTTACAATTGGTAAAAAAGTTTTTGTTAGAAACTTAACAGATACACCAAGAGTACTTCCAAGTTCAGCATTGCAATTTGCAACTGGAGATCAAGAAGTATTTAGAATTTTAGGTGTTGAAAGATTAACAACAAACGAACCTGGTGATTCAAATATTGATTACCAGCAAATGAGTTTAGACTTAACATTCCCAGCAGACAGATTTAATGGTGATGTTGTTAAGGTCACAACTAAAATTTCAACACTAAGAGCAACAGGACACGATTTCCTAAACATTGGTTGGGGTAATTATGCAGACTCTAACTACCCAAACAATGTGTTTGGTGCACCAAGTGGACGTCCAGACTTTGCATCTGATCAGGCGTCAGAAGCAGTTGAGATTGGTGCAGGTAGAGTATTCTATGCAAGTACAGACCAAGACGGAAACTTTAGAGTAGGTAAGTTCTTCCGTGTTAACCAAGGTGACGGATCTGTAGAACTTAATGCAAATATTTCTTTGACAAACGTTGATGGATTAGGATTTACAAAAGGTACTGTTATTGATGAGTTTTCAACAGACGATAAACTGTTAGGAAAATCAGACGATGCTGTTCCAACAGAAGCATCAATTGTGACTTACTTGAACAGTGCTGTAATTGGACAACACGAAGATGGAACTACATTCCCTGAATGGACAACAACAGGTTCACAAGGCGGTGGCTCATTTGGTTTATTAAGTAGAGCAGGTTATAACGCATCAAATCTTTCTTGGAATAAAATGGCTGGTGAACTTAACATGAGTTCGCACAAAATTACAAATATTTCAATGACAGGCGCACAAGATGCAGACGGTGTTAACAAAAACTATGCAGACAATGTATTCCGTGGTGCAACTACAGATTCAATTAGAACAGATGTAGTAGCATTTGAAATGTTAAACGATAGTACACTTGACAGTGGTGCTATTGACATGAACGGCAACAGAATTAAATCAATGCGTGATCCAGTAGATGGTTCAGACGCGGCAACTAAAAAGTATGTTGACGGTCAAAATAGAATTGGTGGTTTAGACAGTGTTGTAATTACAGGTGCTCCTGCTAATACAGACTTGTTAATGTTTAATGGTCAGAACGGAACTAACGGTGATGGTGATCAAACAGAAGGTGCTGTAAACGTTGCACTAGATACAACTGTTGATTCTACAGGAGGTAGTCCAACATTTGGTGAGCCAACAGGAACAGGCTCTGATGTTAGATTTACAAGAACAAATAACTCACTCAATATTCAACTTGCAAATGGTGCTGTTAAAAATGCAGACGTAAGTGCCGCGGCGGCGATTGCACAAAGCAAACTAGATATGGAAGCCGCAAGTACTAGAGCAAATGCAACTGGTATTACACAAGCAGACTTAGGACTAGCAAGTTTCCACAATACTGAGTTTACAGCAACAAACGGATTTATTGAATTAAAAACTCCATCACTTGCTAATCCAGATGACGGCGTTGGATTAAACAAAATTGAATTTGTGACAGGTAATAGTATACTAGGTAATGACGATTCGCAAGAAGCGGCAGTTGTTGCTCTTACACCTGCACAGGTTAGAACAATTATTGATTTTGATAATCAAGTTGAAGCATACATTGACGAAAACGTACTTGATGCTAACGGTGCCCTAGTTAAAACTGGTGGTACAATGACTGGTACACTACAAACATTACTAGTAAGACCAACTAGTGATGCATCAAGTGACCTAGGTTTAACAACTGCACGTTATAGAAACTTATATGCTAAACAGGTTAACACAGATACAATTCAAGAAGCACGTGGTAAATCAGTTTCAATCACTAATATTACACAAGGAGATCCTGCTGTAATTACTGCATCCAATCACGGATTTAAGAGTGGTGATAAAGTTAAGTTTAGCGGTGTAGTAGGAATGACCGAAATCAACGGATTAGTAAAATACGTTGGCGGTGTTTCAACTAACTCTTTTGAAATTTACGAAGACGAAGCGTTAACAAACGGTACAGACACATTTGGATTTACAGCATATACTTCCGGCGGAACAATTACATCTGTATTTGATCTTATTAAAGGTACAGACGGAACAGTTATCCTTACATTAGATAAAACAAATGGCTATACTGATAGTAGATTTATTGGTAGTTCAGATACACTTACAACTGCAAGAACAATATCATTTACAGGTGCGGCAACAGGTAGTGCTACATTTGATGGTAGTCAAGATATTAGTATTACACTAAATGCGGCAGTTGCGGCTGGTTCGCCATATGATGGAACATACCTACGTAGAAATGGTTTAACTGACGACACTAATATGACTGGTGTACTAGGTACTAGAGCCATTACACCAAGTGCTAGTGTTGCAGGAGGTGTTAACACAGGTGCAGATAATACTTATGATATTGGTGAAGTTAGTAATAGATATGCAAACGTATATGCAGTAAGATTTGAAGGTACTGCCGCTGAAGCAGAATTTGCTGACTTGGCAGAAAAATATCTAGCAGATAATAACTATGAACCAGGAACAGTTTTAATGTTTGGTGGAGATAACGAAGTCACTGCATCAACTGTTGAAGGTACTACTAAGGTTGCAGGTGTTGTTTCAACAGCACCAGGCTACACTATGAATAACAAACTTGAAGGTGACAATGTCGTTCAACTAGCATTACAAGGTAGAGTACCATGTAAAGTTGTTGGTAAAATTGAGAAAGGCGACATGATTGTTGCTAGTTCAATTGAAGGTGTTGGTAAAGCAAGTGATGATCCAAAACTAGGATCAGTAATTGGTAAAGCACTTGAAAACTATGATAGCGATGAAGTTGGTATCATCGAAGTAGTAGTTGGAAGGCAGTAAATACAGTATAGGAAAAAGAGATTATGGCAGACGTAGTTAAAATTGGTAATAACGTAAACGACGGAACAGGTGATGATCTAAGAACAGCCTTCCAAAAGGTCAACGCCAAGTTTGCGGAAGTTGATGCTAGAGGTGGTGAAAGTAATACGGGTGTAAACTTAGGTACTGAACAAGCCGATGGTCAAGCAATTTTTGCAGGCAAGTCGGGTTATGATTTACGATTTAAAAGAATTAAAAGTGCTGATCCTGCAAGATTAACAATTACCAGCGACGGTGAAAGTATTATACTAGACAACAGTGCTGTTGCTACTCCAGCAGTTAGAACTATACAGTGGAGTAATGACATTAATGCTGTTAACAATTCTATTACAACTAGTTCAGGAAACGAAAGTATTGGTATTGTAGGCGGTACAAATATTACACTTTCTCAAACTGGTAGAAACTTAGTAATTACAGGTTCATTTACACTTGATCAAGATAGCACACCAGAACTAGGTGGCAATCTTGCTATGCAATCAAATAACATTATTGGCCCAGGTGAAATTACTTCTTTAACAAATATAGAATCTACAGATGCAACTATATTTGATCTAACAGTCCAAAACAGTCTTATAGTAAATGGTCTTACTACACTAACAGGCCAAGTGACTGCACCGGCTGGAATTGTAGGTCCAGTGACAGGTAATGTCACAGGTACACTAATAGGAAACATTAATGGTGGTCTAGCAGGTAATCTTGCTACAAACGGACACACAATTGAAGGTGGTCATAGATTTAAATTACGCAGAGGTAATCCTATAAACAACGTTTTAGCAAACGAAATTGCAGACGGTGACTTCTACGTACAATTAGATGAAGGTTCTCCAACAGCGGCATTTAGATTGTTAGGAACCGCTAATGATCAAATTGAATCTTTCTTAACTGTTTCAAACCACACAACACAAGCAAATGTTAACAATGGCATGGGTGCTGGTATTGATTTCTTAATTGGCACATCAACAGGTGTTGGTGATTCATTAGGACAACTTGGTTATTATAGAGAATCTGCAACTGTAAACTCACTTATTATTCAACCTGCAGATCCACAACTAGGTGTTGGAGAAGACTTTAAACCAGTAGCACAATTTAAAAGCAATAACGAAATTATTTTAGGTTCTGGTGAAGGACAAATTAAAATTAGTGAAGGTACTATCGAAACAGTTGGTACTTCAAACAACAATTTACAACTTAATGCAGACGGTGCTGGTTATGTAGATTTATACGGTGCATATCAATTCCCAAGAAGCATTGGACAAGCAGGACAAGTATTAAAGGTTCCTACTAGTGGTACAGTGCTAGAATGGGGCGTAGGCGGTGGTGGTGGCGGTGGTACACCTAAGGCTATTAGTGGTATTACACAAGCCGATCCGGGTGTTGTCACAACTACAGAAGCACATGGTTTAAGTGATGGACAACCAGTCACATTAACTGATGTTGTTGGAATGACTGAAGTTAACGGTAATGAGTATTATGCAGATGTATTAACATCAACTACTTTTGCTCTTTACAGTGACGACACACTAAGCACAACTGTTGATACATCAGGATTTACAGCATATGTGTCAGATGGTTATGCAACAGGCGAAGCAAGTGGTACTGGTTCAGTTGACTTTGTTGGATTAACAGATACTCCAACATCATATGCGGCGTTGGCAGGCGATGCTGATAAAATTGTACAAGTAAATGCAACAGGTGATGGTTTAGAATTTACTTCAATTGATAACATTGCTAATGCAACATATATTGAAGGTAAAGGCTTTATGCCTAAGTCAGGCGGAACATTTAGTGGTAATATCACAGTACAAGATATTATTGCAACTGCAAACACTGACATTGGTACAAGCGGAACTCCAGTAAGAGACATTTATGCAAATAACTTTAGAGGACAGCACGTTGGTGCTGTTGTAGGTAATGTCACAGGTAATGTCACAGGAAACTTAACTGGTGACGTCACAGGCGATTTAACAGGCAATGTCACATCAACTGGAACAAGTACATTTAATAATATTACACTTACAGGTGCTTTATCAGTAAGTGGTGGTAGTATTACTGCTGATATTTCAGGTAATGTCACAGGTAATGTCACAGGAAACTTAACTGGTAGTACAACAGGATTACATAATGGTAATGTAAATGCTACTAGCGGAACAAGTACATTTAATATTGTTAATATTGCTAGTGCGAGTGCAACAGGAAATATTACTGCTAATTCATTCACAGGTGATATTACAAGTCCAGGCACAAGTGCATTTAATAATATTACAGCAAGTGGAGCAATTTCAAATGCATCTGGTGATGTTCAAATTAATGACAATACAAACATTGCAGGAACATTAACAGTAAGTGGATTAACAACTATTAATAACAAACTTGATGTTAATGGACAAATTGATTTAGGTGACTTACGTATTGATGCAAATAATATTGAAACACAAACATCTAATAGTAATTTAAGAATTGCGTCAAATGGTACAGGCTATGTTGAATTAGAAGGTGATATTAGAATAAACGGTGGACTAAGTCTAACTGGAACAAATGAACTTATCATTGGTTCAACACAAGCACCATCAACAATTAATATGAACACAACAGTGACATTTGTGACTACTAATGATTGGACTAGTGCAAGTGCTGGATTGGCGTTTGCTACTTTACCAGACGGTGCTCAAGAAGGACAGATGAAAATTTTAAAAATGAAATCAAGAGGACGTTATTCATTAGACAGCGTTTCATTCTTTGATAGATATCTTGAAGTTTCATTAAAAATTAATGGTGCCACAAGTACAATTGAATTAAGTAATGGAACCAATAATGAGCATGGCGCCCTTACACTTATTTGGCACTCAGGAAGTTGGTGGCTAGTAAGTGAATACATTGAATCGTAATAAACAGCAAAATAAATACTTGCAAGGAGTGAACAATGGCTAAACCAACATGGGTCACATCAGCAGGTAATCTAGGTACTATCCAAGAGAAAGAAACTCAAAATATTCAACTGCAAACAACAGGGGACAATGTTTCTTTGACTTTAATCAGTGGTAGTTTACCCGGAGGTATGAGATTAGAAAATGCTTCTTTAGTTGGTACTCCGTTTGATGTTGCAAAAACAACTAAATTTGATTTTGTAATCAGAGCAAAAAATTCTGAAGGTTCAATTGATAGAACATTTTATCTAAACGTTGAAGGAGAAGATCCTCCGTTATGGTTAACACCTACAGGAACACTTGATATCGGACCTAATGGTGAATATTTTATTATGAATAAATCACCAATTGATTATCAACTATCAGCAAGTGATTTAGATTTAAGTGCAGGTGATGAGTTAGAATTTTACTTAGATGATCTAAGCGGAAGTTTGCCACCGGGTGTCACACTTTCAAAAACAGGTAAACTATCGGGCATTGTTAATGCACAATTAACATTAGACTATAAAGCAACAAACGCAAACTACGACCAACAACAGTTTGATGCGTTTCCATATGATTATGGTGGCGGAACAGAAGAAGGCGATGCTGTTCCAAAATATCTATCAAGATACTTTGAATTTGAAGTGACTGTTTCAGATGGTATTAGTAGAGAAAAAAGAAAATTTAGAATTTTCGTTATTAACGAACAGCAATTTAGATCAGATACTACATTAATTAATGCTGATGCTGACACACTATTAGCAAGTGCTACATACCTGAGAGCACCTATTTGGATTACAACAGGTAATTTAGGAATACGTAGAGCAAACAATTATATTACATTACCATTAGAAGTTTTTGATCCTAATCAATATAGTGGTAGTGTTGTTTATGAAATTGTAGAACTAGAAGATAGTTCTCCAAGTACACTTCCTCCAGGTCTTGAAATTGATTCAACTAACGGAGTATTATTTGGTAAAGTACCATATCAACCAGCAGTCACACAATCATTTACATTTAGAATAAGAGCAACTAGAACTGATAGTGTAAATGGTGAACAAACATACAGTCAACGTCAATTTATTATAAAAATTCAAGGCGAAGTTGATAGCACAATTAAGTTTACAAGCGACGAATTAGTTGGAACACTTATTCCGAACGAGTATAGCACACTAAGAGTTGATGCAACTACAACATTAGAAAATGCCGACGTTAGATATACACTAGTTTCAGGAAATTTACCGCCGGGTATTAGACTAGGTGGTGATGGATCATTAATTGGTAAAGTACAACAGATTCCAGACGCGGGAGAACAAAACGGTTTAACAACTATTGATCTTAACGGTTATGGTTTAAACAGTTTTAAACTAGACGGTGGTACAACATCTATTGATAAAGAATATAGATTTACTGTACAAGCAAAAGACTTCTTGCTTACAAGTGCAATAACACAAGATTTTAAAGTTCTAGTAAATGCTGATACATTAACACAGTACAGCAACATTTATTTGAAACCTTTACTTTCAAAATCAAGTCGAACAGACTACTATAACTTTATTACGGATGATAAAATTTTTACATTAACTTCGTTATATAGACCAAACGATGAACAATTTGGAACACAAAAATCTTTATCAATGTTGTTGCAACATGGTATTGAAACATTATTAATTGAGAAATATGTTCCTACACTTGCTAGAAACTTTAGTAGAAAATCTTATACATTTGGTAATATTAAAAGTGCTGTTGCTAAAAACACAGCAAACGAAGTTATATACGAAATTATATATGTTGAGATGATTGATGATCTTGAGTACAATGGAAAAAGTGTAAGCAGTCAAGTCAACATTAAATCAGATTCAAAAGCAATCGATGCCAGCCAAGACAAATTCAAAGTTTCAACTAATTTAATAACTATTGATCAGTTAGTTGAAAAATTTGTTTATCCAAACAGTACATCAGCAATGAAGCAAAGATTTGCTGAAATGTATCCGGAAGATGATAGTACATTAATTAAAATTAGTGATTCATTTTTACCGCTTTGGATGCGAAGTATTCAAGATACAACCGGAACTAGTTTAGGATATATTAAAGCAGTCCCGATTGCATACGTTAAACCAGGAACTAGCATAAGTATTATTGACAATATCAAAGATAGTGGTTTTGATTTCAAAAATATACACTTTGATATTGACCGCTTAACCATAGATAGTGTTGAGGGTCAAAAGGGTGATAAATACATTGCATTTCCAAAAAGGAAGGTAATATAATATGGCAAGTAATATAGATACAAATAACATTGATGATACATATCCAGTTGCTGGACAGGATAATGATTCACAGGGATTTAGAGATAATTTCCAAAATATTAAAACAGCATTAGGTGTAGCAAAAAGTGAAATCACTACATTGCAAAATAATACTCCTGATTTAACAGCAAATAACGACTTTAACGGTGGCGAAATTAGTAATGCAGTATTAGTTGATACTTCACAGAAAACCGCTGTTAACTTCATCGACGGCACTGATGACACTATTGATTACAGTGGTGGTTCTTATCAGCGTGTGACACTAAACCAAGACCTACCAGAAGTTAATTCAATTAACTTTTCAAACTTTGGACCTAACGATACACTAAGCCATATTAGATTAGAAGTCACAAGTCCAGGAAGCAGTGGTAATAGAGATTTTGAAATTAACATTGGTGGATCGCCAATCTTTATCAAACAAACAAGACCCGATGATGAAAACTCAGCATTAGAATTTCCTATTAGATTAGCAAATGATGATGATTCAAGATACATCTTTGATTGCTGGGCATGGTCAACATCAGGTGGTGTACCTTCGCAATTATTTGTTGAATACGTAGGAAAATACACAAGACCTGCGAGTTAATAAATGTTTGGACTACATCCTTTTCAAGAAGATGTTTCAGTTCTTAAAGACGAAGATCTTGAAGAACGTATTCGCGAACTTTCAAAAAAATATACACTGGCTACTCGACAAGGAAATCAGTCTGTGCTTCATCAGATGATGATGCTACTAAGTACTTACAAGGAAGAACAATCCAGGAGGCTTAGAAGACAGTATCAAAATACTGTTGACAAAGCAAAGCAAGAAGTAGAAACTGATTTAAACGAGTTAGTAAATGTTGACAAGCGATAGCACAGACCAAATTTTTAATTTCTTTTCATGGGAAACTGAATTCGACGCAATAGTAATTGTAGATGACGTTGTATACCCAAACAACTATCATATTAAATTAACTTTCCTTCCAAAAGTCACAGACATAAAATTACAAAATAATAGTTTTGACAGAGTAAAATATCTATTTGAAAAACTTTGTGAAAACAGTGTTATTTTAAAACCAAAATCTAATTTAGAAAGTGTTTTCTTTAAGATGCCCGTAAACAAAATCTTATTACCGGGTGATGCACACGATCAACTGTTAGGTATTGCACTTTACAATAAATGCGTAGCCATTGCTGGAAAATATCTCCATATTGGACAATTAATGGTTGACAGCAAACTAGGTGATAATGTACAATATACAGTAGATAGTGACAGTTATGAAAACACACGATTACAAACAGATGCATGGAACACTAATGTTATTTCACAACCATGGTGGGATCGAAACGATACAGCAACGTTCGATCAAGTACTTGGTGAGAAAGAATATTGGCAAGGTGCAAAAACATGGAGAGAATTAGGTTATGGATCAAATGCACCAAAAAAAGAATTCAATCCAACCATCGTGGACGGCGGTAGAAGTTAATCAAAACGGCCAAACAGTTCTTAACGACACTAACATATTAGAACTATTATATCAAGATAAAGAAAATTTAGATAGTTGTATTATCAAAGAAAGTGATGATATTAACAAGTATAATCATTTTGTTGATGTTAATCGAGATAATTTTCAAAAATTAAACACCAAATTAGAAGATGTTGATCGCGATGGTTTTGATCAACGTCAGCGTGAAAATTGGTTTATTCCACAAGAATATAAAGATATGGATATTGAAGCACATATTTTAAACTTGTGTAAAACTGAAGCAGAAATTGATCGTGTTAAATTTGAATTAGAACTATATACATCATTTGCTATGTTAGACGTTTTAAAATGTTTAAAATATATTGTTGACACATTACGTGAAAAGAATATAGTATGGGGTGTAGGTAGAGGATCTAGTGTTGCAAGTTATGTACTATACTTACTAGGTGTACACAAAGTGGACAGCATTAAGTATGATTTAGATCCAAAAGAATTTTTGAGGTAATTAATGCTTGATAAGTAATACTATCAAGGAGGACATATGGGAAAAACATATAGAACAATGCAAGGCAGAATGATTGACATGGGAAAACTACAATCCCAAAATGAATTAATGCCTGCGGTTGGAAACGCAAAAGTTAATGCTAGAGGTGATGAATTAGGCCCCGGCGGAAAGGTTATTCGTACTAGAGAGCAAATTATGGCTGAATATTACGAAGCAAATCCAAAAGCGGCACCGGATCCAGGAACAGTTGCAAAAGCACAACAACCTAAAGTAGAAACACAAGTTCCACCGCCACAAACACTAAAAATTGAAGATACAGCAGTATCTGATGTTGTTGAAGAAGTGAAACAACCTGAAATGGAAAATGAATCACTTGCTAAAGTTGAAGAGCGTGTTGCTGAAAAAACTGTAGAAGCAGTACAAAGAGCAAGACGTAGACGTAGTGGTATTGCAGACGCAACAGGAGATGAATAAATGCCAGCACCAATAACAAAAACAGTAATAGGTAATGTTAGAGCAAAAGGCGGAGATGTACTTTTGACGAATATGTATTTTGGCGACGAAAAGACTGCCGGAGGCATTATACTTACTTCAGACGATGGAATTGAACGAGGCATTAGACCACGTTGGGCACAAGTATATTCCATTGGTCCGAACTTTAAAGATAAAGATGCTATTAATGTTGGTGATTGGGTATTAATGGAACACGCCCGTTGGGGACGCGGAGTACTAATTGAAGATTCAGAAGGAACTGAGTGGGTTATTAGAAAAGCAGATACAGATTGTATTTTAATGGTATCTGAAGAAGAACCTGCAGAAGTTGGCGAATGGCTTCAACTAGCACAACAAAAAACTAACTTTATTAAAAAACAAAAAGAAGCAAGAGATCAAAAATCGGAGGCACCTTCTATTACAATTAGAAAGGCTCCAAAACCACTAACTGAAAAGGAATAATAATGTTTACAGCAGTATTAGTCATTATGGTTGGTATGTTTGGCTACGATAACGCAGAGTTCTTTGCAGAAGTTAAGAAAGAAAACGAGCAAGGATACAAATGGGAATACGTAGGTAAGCAACCAGCAGACAAGTACAAGTATTCGTTGCCAGTAGTAAATGAAAAAACAGGTGAAAAATTCATCTACTGGGAACACAAAAAATCACAGGAGAAATAGAATTGTCAGATCTATTTAAAGATATTAACACGTTCCACGAAGCGTGTGACCAAGAACCTAGTAGAGACAACTACGGTATGTACCTTTCACTTATCGATGAAGAATACGGTGAACTACAACTTGCACTAGCAAACAACGACCCGGTAGAACAACTTGATGCACTAATCGATATTCTTGTTGTCACACTAGGTGCAATTCGTACAGCAGGGTTTGACGGTGAAGGTGCATGGAACGAAGTTATGAAAACTAACTTTGCCAAAATTGATCCTACTACAGGCAAAGTACGCAAACGTGAAGATGGCAAGGTGTTAAAACCAGAAGGTTGGAAAGCACCTGAACTTACTCCTTTTGTGAATAATAGTGAATGATAAAAAGAAACCAGATATGGTTGTGGACAATCCACAATCAAAGCCTTATCCAACAAACGTCGGTGCTCCTGCCTTTACCGTTCCTGATGTTTTAAAAAATAAAAAAGAACGTGGAACAAACGCCATACACTATCTTGAAACAAAATTTGATCAACTAAAAGAAGAATATTTTAAATTAGTACAAATAGCAGAAGATAGTGAAATGGTATATAATGCTAGGTATGCATTTATTCCTGTTGTAGGGAAAACATATTATCTTTATGTAGGTAGCGATAACAAACTGTTCCTAAGTATTATAGAACCCAATCGTGTATCCTGGGAATCTAAAGGAAGTTTTAAATTTACAGCAGATAATGTATGGGAAAGAGTTGACAATTATTAATTTTTAGTGTATTATAATATTATGACGACACACGAAGACGACGAATACGACGAAGATACCGATCTTTATGAAGAAATTCACGAGATAGTAAAAAAATTATCTAGTGAAGATAAAGATCCTATCCGAATAGCAAGTTATTTGTTTTCACAGGCTTTAAGTTTGTGGAAAGAAAATTTAGAAGATGATGCATATTGGGATCTACTTGAAGAAATTTTTGATAGACTATTTGCAGAAGAAGAAAACCCAACAATACACTAATGAGAACAGGAATTACATTTTCATCATTTGATCTATTTCATTCAGGTCACGTTGCTATGCTCAAAGAAGCAAGAGCAAATTGTGACTATATGATAGTTGGATTACAAACAGATCCTACAATTGATCGCCCAGATACTAAAAACAAACCAATTCAAAGTGTATTTGAACGGTATGTCCAATTAGAAGGTTGCAAATACATTGACGAAGTTATTCCATACGAAACGGAAAAAGATTTGTTAGACATATTGTTAACATACAAAATTGATGTTCGTTTTATTGGAGAAGAATATAAAAATTTGGAGTTCACAGGTAAGCAAATATGTGTTGACAAAGGCATAGAATTGTATTATAATAGTAGACAACATTCGTTCAGCACAACTGGACTAAGAAAAAGGATTAAAAATGGCTAAAGAACTCTGGGTAGAAAAATATCGTCCTAAGACTGTTAAAGATTATGTGTTTAGAGATCAAGCACAAAAAGATCAAGTTAATGGTTGGGTAAAGGACAAAAGCATTCCACACTTGCTGTTTAGTGGACACGCTGGTATAGGTAAAACAACACTTGCAAAAGTGTTGCTAAATGAACTTGAAGTTAACGAATATGATGTATTAGAGATTAACGCATCACGTACAAACTCTGTAGAAGATGTGCGAGACAAAATTGTTAACTTTGTACAAATGATTCCATTTGGTGACTTTAAAGTTGTTTTACTAGATGAGGCGGATTACCTGTCGCCAAACGCACAGGCCGCATTGCGTGGGGTTATGGAAGAATACCATAACACAGCAAGATTTATTTTAACCTGTAATTATCCTAATAGAATTATTCCAGCGATTCATTCACGTTGTCAAGGTTTCCATATTACAAACGTTGACCAAACAGAGTTCACAGCACGTATCGCAACTATTCTATTAGAAGAAGGTGTTGAGCCAGACCTTGATGTACTTGATACATTTGTAAAAGCAACATATCCTGATATGCGTAAGTGTATCAATATGTGTCAAATGAACAGTACAACAGGAAAACTATTGCCACCACAGAAAGGTGATACAGGTGAAAGTGATTACAAAGTTGAAATGGTTGAACTGTTTAAAGCAGGCAAGATCCAAGAAGCACGTAAACTAGTTTGTAATCAAGCAAGACCTGAGGAGATGGAAGATATTTTCCGTTGGTGCTATGACAACTTGGATGTATTTTCTAAAGAAGAAGATAAACAAGATCAAGCAGTATTAATTATTAAACAAGGTTTAGTAGATCATTCATTTGTTGCAGATCCAGAAATTAATATGAGTGCTACACTTATTAAATTAGCAAGGCTAGGAAAGGAATGATCTGAAGATAAGATACTATCATAAGATAGATGGCTGGCGTTGGTTAGGATTTACACTAGCAATGATCAGTGCATTTACGCTAAGTGGCGGAAATCCTAATGTACAATGGTTAGGTTGGTCAGTTGCGTTAGCATCTTGTAGTATTTGGATTTGGATGGGAGTTAAAGATAAAGATACGCCAAGAGCATTAATGGAATTAATGTATCTATTATTAGCAGTTAGAGGCGTATGGAATTGGATAGGATAATATGGCACACTTAGTAAACGATAAATGTATAATGTGTAAGCACACTACTTGCGTAGAAGTATGTCCTGTGGATTGTTTTTACGAAGGTGAAAATATGTTAGTGATTAATCCTAACGAATGTATTGACTGTGGGGTATGTGTTCCGGAGTGTCCGGAAGAAGCAATATATCAAACAGACGATGTTAATGACCCGTGGTATAAACACAACGAGTATTTTTCAATTGATGCCGACTGGCCCAATATTATTTCAAGTAAAGATCCTATGCCTGAATATGAAAAATTTAGTATGCAGTCGGACAAAACCAAATTATTCAGTAAGAATCCTGGTAAAGATTAATCTTCGCCGTAAAGGGATAATACCTCTTTTACTACTTCATGACGTTCAACGTCGCCTTTCTCAAAATTACAAATTGCGAGTTTACTTAACTCCTTTTTTGAAACTCGTTGGCAAAAGTCTAACAAGCCATTTGAAGTCATTCTATCTGCTTGTTGTAAATCGCCGGTCACAACCATACGAGATCCTTGACCGATGCGGGTTAGCAACATCTTCATTTGACTTGGTGTAGCATTTTGCATTTCATCAGCAATAATAAAAGCATCTTTAAATGTTCGTCCTCGCATATAAGCCAAAGGCGATATTTCAATTATTTCCTCTTCTATCATTCCTTGTAGTTCATGTTTCCAAAAATACTCCCTAAAAACATCAAAAATGGGTCTTGTCCATGGCTCCATTTTCTGTTCAAGTGTTCCTGGAAGAAAACCGTGTTGCTCGTCGACGCTTACAGCAGGTCTTGTGATCACGATTTTATCAACCTGTTTTTCCTTAAACGCTTTGATAGCCATCATAACGCCTAACAGGGTTTTACCCGTGCCTGCAGGGCCAACTGCAAATACTATGTCTTTTTTCCTGTCTTTAAGTGTTTCTAGGTAGGTTTCTTGGTTTACATTGCGTGGAAGTATTGAAACTTCCTGTTTTTTGTGGGCGTAATTGTTCATCTCAATGAGATTGTTTCTATTACGCTCTTTACGTTTTGCTCTTGACAATATGTACCTCCTTAAGGTTATTAGTTGTCCGACTGCAAAAGTATTTAACAATAACACACGGTTTTTAACCGATAATATAATTTTTTGAAAGAGTCTAATAACGATAAATAAATGTGGAGAACAAATTATGTATGACGTTGTAAAAGTAATTGAAAATATTAAGGGCATATACGAGTCTAATACTACTTTAAGGGTCTTAAAGGACTTTGAGCGTGTTTTAGACGAATTAGATCTGTATGTGTTTGAAAACTGGGCAGACGGTGAACTAGTTGAAGGTCCTATTGTAGACAGACACACTGTTAGATGTTCATTTATGTGGCCACACAAAAGTATGCCTAATCCTAAAGCAGGTGAAAGACTGTTAGACTATAACTGTAAAGTTTCATACAAAAAAGACTTCTTAACACAACCACGTAAAATTAAAACACCAGACGATTATCGTACTGGCACTAAAAAAGGTAAAATTGATAGACATCCTATTTGGATTGTTAATATCACAATGCCTAAAAGTTTAATGTTTGATATGTACAAAGGTTATCTACGAAATGTAGACGAAGAATTATATAATGGCATGGATCAAATTACAACGCAACCAGACATTCAAGATACACCAAATAACGATATAGAATCAACGGAGCAAACAGATGACCTCGCTCAAATCTAATGACTTAGAAGGTTTTGTTAATGAAATCTTTACAATAGATTCGTTTAAAAGTAAAATGGGCAAAGACAGTGAAGTTGCTGTTCTTGCTTTCGAAGTACAGGACCAAGAGCCTGCAAAAGATTTAGTAAGTTTTATTGAAAAAGGATATCCTTTTATTTTAGATGCTGACATTAGTTCAGGTGAAAATAGAAAAGGCAAATACGATGTATTTGTTGAAATGGAAAGAAATAGATACCTTGGTAAAAACATTAAAAGTATTTTAGATGATGTGCAAAAACTTACAGGCATTGACGAGTGGAAATATAGATATTACAAAGAAATTGAAAGTAAACCATTTACAGAAGAACTTGAAGTTCCAACAGATGGCGACTCGTACAATGCATATGTCGAAACTTACAAACAAGGTGAGTTAGATAGATTTTTCAATAAAGGTGTCACAGAACAAAAATATGTTGGAAATAACATAATTGAATTTAAACGCCATGCAAGTGGTAGTGTTAGATTTGAAATTGTTGCTGAAGGAACAACACAAGAAATTGTAAATCAATTTGTTGGAGCAACAAAACTAGACGAGCAAACTGTTTCAGAAGTACTGTGGTTAACAAAATTCTTTGGTAATTATAACATATACAAGATCGAAGAAAATCTGTTCTTTACAAATGGCGTAAGAACAAAAGTATTGAAAAGGAAATAAAAATGGCAAAAGAGAACTACGAAGCGTGTTTGGACATGATCCTGCACCACGAAGGTGGTTATGTAAATCACCCTAAAGACCCAGGCGGCGAAACCAACTTGGGCGTGACTAAAAGAGTTTACGAAGATTTTGGCGGCACTAAAGACATGAAAGAACTAACTGTTGAAGATGTTGCGCCAATCTACGAAAAGAACTACTGGGGTCGTATGAAGTGCGATGATATTCCTAGTGGACTAGATTTATGTGTATTTGACTTTGGCGTTAATGCAGGTACAGGGCGTAGTGCAAAATATTTGCAAACTATGATTGGTACTGTTGCTGACGGAGGCATTGGTCCTAATACATTGAGAGCATTAGATGCATATATTGATGCAAACGGTGTTGATCATGCAATCAAAGAGTTTCAATCAGCAAGACAAAGTTATTACGAAAGTCTAAGTACATTTTCTACATTTGGCAGAGGTTGGACTCGTCGTGTAGAGGAAACAACTGAAGCCGCACTAAAAATGATATGATAAAAACCTGTAAAAATTGCGGACACGAATTACACAAAGGACCTTTACATAAAGAGTTCACAGATGGTGACGGTAAATCTGTCACCATAGAAGTCTGCAAACACGGGAGAGAATAATGTTTGGTTCAATTAAAATTGCAATGGTGTTAATTATGTTAGCAGGTGCTGGTGGTGGATTTATGTATGTAAAAACACTTAAAAGCGATCTTGCTATTAGTGAAGCCAATAATGCAAAACTACAAGATAGTGTTGCCGAGCAAAAAGCAGTTATCGAGCAACAAGCAAAAGATTTTAAACAAATACTAGCGGCAAACAAAGAACTTGAAGATAAGAATAGAGTGCTTCAAACAGAATTTAAAAACCTAGATGAACGTTTCAACAAAATTAATGGTAAGGGAGAAGTTAGAGATATTGGAAAACTTGCCATTGATAAAGATCGTGCAGTTGAGCGTATTATTAACAATGCATCTAAGAAAGCGATGAGATGTGTAGAGATTGCTATGGGCAGTCCATTAACGGAGAAAGAGCGAAATGCAACTAAGAAGTCTGAAATCAATTCAGAATGTCCTAGCCTTGCTAATCCTAACTACGTTCCTTACTAGTTGTAGTACGGTATCCAAGTTAGA